GGGTATATATATTTATTACTGGGGGGCGTGTGTGATTTCAGGGGGGGGCTGAGAATGAGAATGAGAATCATTCGCATTTGCAACAGGCCACTTTTCTACTATTAGTTGCTGGTTTGTCGCATAATAGCCATTATGTAAGGCGTTATTGACCATGCTCATATCGTAAGTCATTGATATTATTACACACCATATAGTTGCAGTTACTATTAGTTGTATTTCTCTTGTGAGTTGTATCCAGTTGCGAATGAGAATGAGAATCATTCTCAATATCATTTCTCACGCGAGAGCCTTCAGCGCGTTCAGTGCGTGTAATCGCGCCCCAGTAACCCAAACCCCTTGTATTCCCTACCATCTCCTCATCCCCCTCGCCGCAACAATTCCACAAAAGTTGCTCAACAGTGACATTGCACTCAACGGTTGCAAGCCTACTCATCATCACTGATCTCAACATCCTGCACAGTACCCTCAATCGTGTTCATCTCACGCTCTTTCATGCGCTCTTGAACGATCCTCAAGTCATCCACCAAGCTGTGCTTATGCTCAACCTCGACCTTCTGATCAGTGCCATACATCCTTGGATAATACTTCGCGGCGCGCCACTTCTCTGTATCAATATCAAGCCTAGCCGCCTGTATCGCTACATAAGCGACATCCTTGGTAATCGTACCCTGTCTAGCCTCTTGCACTACGTTTCTAACCTGTTCCTGTATTTCGCTGATCTTCGCATCGGCGATAGCCGCCTTGCTTTCCATCACAAGCCTGTAACGCTCTCTCAGGTCAGCATCCTTCTGCATCCAACGCCAGAACGTGTTGAACGCTGGCATATCCACATCCTTGCCAACATGAGCCGCAGGACGTTCCTGTAACCGCCTGAGAAACTCGTCCTCAGTCTTCTTGTCCTTAGCCTTGAGCCGCTTTTTCTGATAATGCTGTGGTAATTTCTTGTCAGTCATCATAGCTCCGTGTGATGCGGCAAGCCATGACCCATGGCGCACCATTGGTTAAAATCATATCTGTTAAGCACCATCTCCGTGATCCAGCCATGTAACATATCCCAGTCATAGCTTTCATGCTTAAACTTTGCATAATACTTCCTCGTCAGGCTATCAATAAAGCCCAACTGAGCCTCGGACAGTCCCCTCTCGGCATAATTAGGCTTTTGCTGGCTCACAGAGCGCGCAGGACGCCGCTTAGACTCTTTTCTGCACCAACCCTGCCAAAAAGCCGTAACGCTGTTGTATGCGGCTCTATTTCCGTTCTTCTCATCCCACAAGCGAATATCGGTTAACACCTCATTAGCATCTAACCCAAGCTCAGTTGCATAAGCCAAGTCAGCCTCAGTCGGTGTCCAATCTGATACCTTCTGCTTTGATGATGTCTTGCTATTATTATTTATGTTAAGAGTTCCATAAGTGTTAGTGTGTCTCTGTGACACCCCTAGAGGTGTCTCTGTGACACCAGTAGATTGTTCTTGAGGTGTCAGTGTGACACCAGTAGAAACTGTTTGAGGTGTCTCTGTGACACCAGTAAAATGTATCCGATAGACATCTGTTTTGTTATACCGCTTCTCTCTGCTGATGAAGCCAACCTGTTCCAATTTCTTCAGCTTTCTAATCACAGTGCTTCTGCTACCCTCTGTGACTGATACTAACCTGTCTATTGACGGCCAAGCATCCCCAGTTGACTCGTTGAAATGATCAGCCAGTGCCAACAGCACTAGCTTCGCCAATGGATCGTCTACCTTCTGCTCAAACGCCCATCCTATTGCCTTTACGCTCATGACATTCTCCTCATTTTTGTTATGTCGTAGTGAGCCACTAGCTCAATGTCTTGCCAGTCGCCCCTGTTATTGTGACCGCCGATCCTCACATCGCAGTCCTCGTTGAAGTCCAGCATAGCCAGACCATCCGTAAATTCAACAAGCAAATACGCCTTCACCATGCAAGCCGTTGCAAGTTTTCTGGCGAACAGAACCTTGTTCAAGCTGACCATGTAAGTAGGGTATTGCCCCATTGTATTGCTTCTCTTGCGGCACTCAACAAAGCACAACGGCTTGTTACTGCCAGCCTCATGCACCACAAAGTCTAGCCTGTACGATATTGGTAGCTTACGAAACTCATGACCTTTTCTGGCGCAGAGCCTCTCCATCATAGCTATCTCGCCGTCAAGATCAGTCTGTGTCTCATACATTGGCCTATTCATTAAAAAAAACTTTCTTGCTCTGGTTGCTTAACCCAGTGGACAGGGCATTGAACACCGTCTATTTCGCTTGCCATCTTGACAACGCAACACTTTCTGTCCTTGTAATTTCTAGCCACATTTGTGCTGTCGGCAGATGCAAATGGCCATCTTTTACCAGCTTGTGCCAAGCCTCTAAGCATATGTATCCACGGCAAATAGTTGTTTTTGAACACCCTGTTAAATGCTTGGTCTATTCTTGCTTCCCATTTTTCTGTGCCTATATTCCAGTATTCACCGCTTGATCCAAAGCAAACTTTTGGATAGTTGTCACAGAGAAACTCTAAATAATCCAAACTCATATTCAGATGCCATACTGGTGCGCCAAGATCAGTTCTGTACGGCCATTGCTTCAATAACGATCTTTGTGATGCTTCATCACCGCCAATGATATCAGGGATTACAGCCCAGTGCGGATGGCCTAACTTGTCCTCTAGCCAAAGATAATATTTATCAGGATGGAACGGCAACCCTCTGGTAAAGGCACTGAACGCTCCGTTATCCCACATAACAGACTGGCCAATTTGCAAGCATGATTTAGCATCAGATGGATGAGCAAAACTAACGCAGAAATGTTTGCCATACATTCTGAGAAGTTCCGCTTTTGGCGTTATTGGTGTGCCATGATAGTGGATCATTTAAGGCGTTTCCAAACAATAAATGCGCCGATCATTTTGCTGGCAACCATAACGACAAAGCCATACCAACTAAAGAAACCAAGCATTAACATAAAAACAGCACTATCTAGCGGCGTGCTTATCGCTGAAGAATATAATATCCTGTTTTTAAGCGGCTGTTTCATGGCCGTGTAAATAACCCAGTCGATTAATTCGCTTATAGCAAACGCTACCGCACTGGCAACTGCAACAAATGGGTCAGCCATAAAATAACTGGCTATTAACCCTAGTGCCATAAGACCTAAAACTTTATGGCCTAACTGTCTTTGCGCTAAATCTCTAAACACAAAGATAAACCCAACCAACAAGCTCATAGGCGCAAACATCTCGCCAAATGGCAGAGGCATCATCGGTATGTATGTAAAACCTAAGTTAGCGACAATTATTGACGCCAAATAAACAATTCCATAATTCATTTTAATCCTCACTTTCACTAGCCCAACCCTCTCTCACCAGCATACACCATGTCGGAAACGTAATGACCGCCGTGTTGTCTTTGTCAGCGAAATCAGCGTTGATGCTTGATAACCTGACAACGCACTTAATCGGTTGCCTATCATACTTGTATATCAACACAGGCTCTGTGCCAGTAGCATTGGCGGCAGAAGTAACCTGTGACCACCACTCCGGCTTGTAGTTGCCGCCAGCATTGCTTGCATACCGCTTTGCCTCGATTGTCCAGCCGTCAAGCCCGATCAAGTCGCCGTGGTCACTAGCCCTGTACTGTTCCAAGTCTCTCTTAACCTCAACGCCTAGATGATCCTGTATCATCCTTGCCAGTTCACGCTCAAAGTTTGCGCCCTTAACTCTGCCATTTGTCATTTCTCTCACCCACAATTCATATCCTGCCAAGCCATAATAGCCGCGCAACGCTATAACGTCATAACGTCCATCTCTGGGCTTGTGCTTGTTTGTTATGCGGCATAGCCACTTCATGCGGCCTCACCACCCAATACCCAGTTCTCAGCCGTATCCTCAGCAAACTGCTCAGAACGCCCTGTCAGGTTGACCTCACTGATAATCGCGGAATCCTTAACAAGCATCACGACATACTCGCCATTCTCTTTGAATACGAACGCCGCCCTGTCACTGAAATCACCCCTGCCAAAAAATTGATGTACCAACATTTATTCCACCCCAAATTCTTCGCACCAATCCTTCAGGCCGACCTTACCCTTGCTCATCTGATACAGCTTCATCATCTGCTTTGCTGATGGTGGTGCTTTACGGTTAACCCAGTTATGCACTGTCGGTTGTGTTACATCTAGCATCCGAGACAGATCAGCCTGTCTAATGCCCTTCGTTACTAGCCATTCTGCCAATTTCATTTTATTATCCTGTGGTTAAAAAGTTACAATATAAATCTAATATAATTTTTTACTTGATCGGTCAACCCGAATAAGTTAAAACAGGTTTATAACAAACAGAGAGGAAAATATGAAATTTACAATTCAGGAATACCGCCAAGCGTTACAAGGTCATGACTGGTTCTATGACTACTCAGAAGACCCAAGCGTGTTTCGCAGAGGTGCTGAACAACGCTCCACACTGTACGCTATGCAGTATCAGTTAGATCGTGATTAC